CGTGTTTACCCCGTAACTGAAATCGAAAACGCTGTCAATGCTCTAAATGAACAAATCAGTACAGGCTACTCAGTTCTAGGCGAAGTTGACCACCCAGATGATTTAAAAATCAACTTAGACCGTGTATCACATATGATTACTCAAATGTGGATGGATGGTGCTAATGGGTTCGGCAAGCTAAAGATTTTACCAACTCCAATGGGACAGTTAGTGTCTACTATGTTGGAGAGTGGTGTTAAACTCGGCGTATCGAGTCGTGGAAGCGGTAACGTGAACGACTATGATGGCAAGGTTAGTGACTTTGAAATAGTCACTGTGGATATTGTCGCTCAACCAAGCGCACCTAATGCTTATCCTAAAGCAATCTATGAAGGAATGATGAATATGCGTCATGGTCATAGAGTGCTTGAGATTGCAAAAGATGCTCAGAACGACAAAAAAGTACAGAAGTACCTGCAAGAGGAAGTAACTCGCCTCATCAGGGACCTCAAAATTAAATAAGGGGATTACGCATGTTAGATGCAATCAAACCATTACTTGAGAGTGGACTTATCAACGAAGAAACTTCTACTGCTTTGAATGAAGCATGGGAATCTAAGTTGAACGAAGCTCGTGAGCAAGTACGTGCTGAACTACGTGATGAGTTCGCACAACGTTATGAACACGATAAAAACGTAATGGTGGAAGCCCTTGATAAAATGGTAACAGAAGGTCTATCAGTTGAAATTGAAGAATTTAATACTGAAAGACAAGCAATGAACGAAGACCGTGTAAGAGCACAAACTAAATTACGTGAAAACGTAAGCAAGTTTAATGATTTTATGGTAAAACACTTATCAGAAGAAATCAAAGAGTTGCGCTCTGAGCGTAAGCTACAACTAGAAAGCCAACAAAAGCTAGAGCAATTTATTGTTCATGCTTTGTCACGTGAAATTAAAGAATTCGCTACTGACAAACAGGCAGTTGTTGAAGCTAAAGTTAAGTTAGTTGCTGAAGGTCGTAAACAATTAGAAGCATTGAAGACACGTTTCGTGGCTGAAAGTGCTAAGAGAGTTAACGAATCTGTTGCTAAACATCTTAAGGGTGAACTAGGCCAATTGAAAGAAGATATCAAGTCTGCTCGTGAAAACGATTTTGGACGTAAGATTTTCGAATCATTCGCTTCTGAGTTCTCAGTTACTCACTTAAATGAGAAAGCTGAAACACGTAAGTTGTTCGCACAACTTGCACAGAAGGAAAAGCAATTAGCTGAATCCACTGTAAAAATCGCTGAAGCTAAGAAATTAGTTGAAAGCAAAGAACGTGAAGTTCGTATTATCAAAGAATCTAATAGCCGTCAAAAAGCTATGGATGAATTGCTTGGCACCCTCAATGAGGAAAAAGCAGGTGTAATGCGTAACTTACTAGAAAGCGTCCAAACTACTCGTCTACAGGCCGCTTTCGACAAGTATCTACCAGCAGTACTGAATACTGTTAATGAAAAGAAAGAGAATAAAAAACCTGTCTTATCAGAAAGCAAAGCAGTTACTGGGGATAAATCTGCCACTAAGCAAGTTGAAGCCGATAATCGTTCAAACGTTATCGACCTAAAGCGTTTGGCTGGGCTATAAAAAATAAAGACATATTTAGGAGAAACATAAATGTCACAAGTTCTATTAGAAAGTCGTTGGGATGAGACTAAAGAAGCCCTGTTAGAAGGTCTTAAAGGTACTCGCCGCTCAACAATGGGTGTTATCTTAGAAAACACTAAAAAATCATTACTATCTGAATCTTCAGCTGGTACAACTACTGCTGGTAACGTAGCAACACTTAACCGTGTTATTCTTCCAGTTATCCGTCGTGTAATGCCAACAGTTATCGCTAACGAGTTGGTAGGCGTTCAGCCAATGACAGGTCCAGTTGGTCAAATCCATACTTTGCGTGTACGTTATGCTAACAGCTTAACTGACAACTCAGCAGCAGGTACTTCTGTAACAGCTGGTGAAGAAGCATTGTCACCATTCAAGATTGCTCAGGCATATTCTACAACTACTAAAGATGCATCAAGCACTAACAGCTACCAAGCTGCTAATACTTCTGCTCTTGAAGGTAATGGCGGTAAGCAAATTTCCGTACAAATCTTGCGTCAAGCTGTTGAAGCTAAGTCACGTAAGTTGCAAGCTCGTTGGACATTCGAAGCTGCTCAAGACGCTCAATCACAACATGGTATTGACGTTGAAGCAGAAATCATGGCCGCTCTAGCTCAAGAAATCACTGCTGAAATCGACCAAGAAATCTTGTTGTCATTGCACACATTGGCAACAACTGAGTACACATACAACCAATCTCAAGTATCTGGTACTGCTACATTCGTTGGTGACGAACACGCTGCTCTAGCTGTTCTTATCAACCGTGTTGCTAACTTGATTGCTCAACGCACTCGTCGTGGTGCTGGTAACTGGGCTGTTGTATCTCCGGCTGCATTGACAGTATTGCAATCTGCAACTACTTCTGCATTTGCTCGTACTACAGAAGGTACATTCGAAGCTCCAACAAACACTAAGTTCGTTGGTACATTGAACGGCGCAATGCGCGTGTTCGTTGACTCTTATGCTCCTGATACTACACCAGTATTGGTTGGTTATAAGGGTTCTAGCGAAACTGATGCAGCGGC